GGAGAAGGTTCTCGATCAGAGCTTGCGCAAGACCCCAATCGCTTTGATGCGGATGCTGCCCGAGTCGCCCGTTCATCGCAAGGATGTAAAAGAGCGCTGCGTCGGAAAGCATGGTCATGGAGTCGATGACAAGGACTGTGGACTCGTCCCAACTGGTAATCGGGCCGTGGTCGGTAGAACCGTCAACCCATTTCGACAGCATGGAAGTGGTATTCTGCCAGACTGACGCTTTGACGGGAACCAGCTTGCCGCCGATGTTTTTCATCGTCTCGGTAATGGTAACGTATTCGACGTTGGCGACAGCCTCGGACGAATAGCGTCCTGATGTGAGAAGGTCTCGCAAAACGTCAATGCCGTTGTCAAGATCGAGAATGCGGACCTTGTATCCTGCATCCGCGAGGGACGCGAGTGCTCCAGTTTTGCCTGATCCACTGTCCCCGACGAAAAGGAGTTTGGTAGTTTTGCTGGAATGGTGGTTGATAAGAGCAGGCACGATCAGGAATCCTTTGCCGCAATGCCATCTGCATACCCAGACTCATACCCCTCAGAATGCCCGGTGTCAAAACCGTCATCACGGCCTTCTGTGTAACCCGAGTCATAAGCAGCTTCTTGGACTGCGGCCATTGTCGCTTCCGCGTCTTCGAGAATCTCCGCGATTAAATCCTCGATTTCTTGGACCTGGAGGTTTTTAGGGAGGGAATAAAGATAGTCGTTGAGCTTTCTCATTTCAGAACCTCTGAGAGAAGGGACAAGAGGAACAGAGTGAAGGTAGCAAGGAGCCAGAACTGCACAGCACGCTTATTGACGAATAATCTGCTGTCTGTATAGATCGTCATGGCGGCACTTGTGAGACCCCAGATTGCAAGAACAATTCCCATCATATATCCCCTCGAACTTGGAGTGGGTCCCAGATGCGTTTGGTGAACTCTGCTTTAAGCCATTGCTGGCGAACAGACGCAGGAAGGGAACAGATTTTGCGAAACGGGCAGCCTCCATACTGACCACAAGACTTGTCGTTCATGGGCCAATAGTTATTAGCAGCGTAAAGTTCCGCCATTGCCAGATACTGCCCAAGATCGAAATACCATTCTTCCAGGACTTGCTCGTTACGCGGAACAACGCCACGCTGGAAGCGTGTGAAAGTCTGCGCGATTTGTGCTCCGTCAACGATGATCCCTTCGATCTGGATGTTGTAAACGATTTTCCCGGCGATTGCGTAGAGGGACATTTGATTGTCGGGGGTGAACTTGTCGAAGAAGCTCTGCGTGATGGTGGACTTTGTAGTTTTACGGTCGAGCACAAAGGCTTTATTGTTCATCGTGGCGAGGCGATCAAGATGGCCGCACAACAATATCGACTCACCCTTGGAAGAAGTATAGCCCGAGTCAAAACGGAAGGAAAGTTCAACTGCGGGTTTACCGTTTGCGAGTCGGACAGTCTCGATCGGGTCTTCCGCGAACTGCAACAAATACCACACAACGCTGCGAAGCAGAGTAAGGCGGTTTTTATTCGGATCGTCGGAAAGCCACGGACGGCCTTTTGCTGAGTCCCAGGTAATCGCAAGGACATATTTCACAACGTCTCGGAGAGCGTCTTCATATGACATTCCTCCAAAACGCATGTGATCGTAGCGTTCGAGCGCGGAATGGAAGTGCAGACCGAATGTGAGATGGACGGAAATCTCACGAGGCTGCCAGCCTTCCAAAATGCTGTATTGGTAAAGCCTCGGGCAGGTCTTGAACGCTCCAATTGACGTTGAATCCCAAGCAAAAGCAAAACGAGGAGAGACGCTAGATATGGAAGAGTTTACTTGGTTTGTCATTATACCAGCTCCTCTTGCCTGAATTCTGACTTTGCGTAGATGCGAACTGTTTCGATTGATATTCCAAACAAGGTTGCAATCTGATATAAGGTATGTCCGGTTGCTCGCAAATGTCGGATTGTTTTGACTTGTTCTTTGGTTGTGATTTTGGGATGAGTGATGTATTTGTGCCGAGCCTTTTTCATCATGTCTTGCGTATTGTCCTTGGGTGAGCCTATAAACAGATGATCTACGTTGATACACCTGCGATTGTCGCAAGAATGGCACACAAATTTGTCTTGGGGAATTGGCCCTTTCATCACTTCCCAAACTAAGCGATGGGCTCGGTATTTTATACCGCTTCGCCCGCCAAGACCAACAGGGGAATATCCTTTAGCATTTGGCTGCAAATGGCATTCAAGACAGTCTCCGACCTTTGAGGCTTTAGTCAGAAGTTCTTGAACTTTAAGTAATTTATTCATTTTCCGTTCACCTTCTTTTGGAGAGTTTCGGTGTAACGGATCAGGCGTTCAATTGCCTCACAAGCCTCATCCCCGAGCCATGTGTTCGCCTGGGATCGAATGAAATTGGTTAGTTTTTCGAGTTCTTCGGGGGTCATGTTAGATGTCCAGAGAAGAGAGGATTTCATCAGCAGAAAGGATCGGGCCTTTTTTACGCGGGGTCTTTTTGGGCTTGGGGGCACTCTCGCTAAACGCGAACTTTTCTCTTTGCGCCCTCAAATAATCAATAATTCGATCAGCCTCTTGATCGGTTATGTCCGGCGTCCGGTTCATCAACTCCTCAAGGGACGCGGTGTCAGCCTCATCAAGAGTCGAGGAGTTCGGTGATGGAGGGGTCGAATTTGACTGGTTGGGCATTCGCTTTCCTCTTTAGGTGCTGGACATAGTTGTGGATGATAAGGCGCAGAGCGCGTGATCGTCCGACGGTTCGCATACCTGCACGGCAAAACGTGGCGTCAATAAACTCCAAGTCCTCCGTGTAAATATGGAAATGGATTTTGGTAGTGTCTTCGTTAAGGCGGGCAGCCATCAATCATCTCCTAGAAGATCGGCCAAGGAAAAGAGCGGGCCGTCGCCTTTCGGGTTTTCCTTCAACTGCTGTTTTGCAGTTGGTTGTTGAGCGGGATCGCGTTTCACGATCCAGATGAATTTCGCGGTGGTGTCACCGGGCTTTCGGGAAAGCTGAAGGATTTCCAAATCCGGGTCTTTCCTGCGGGCAGCATAGAGGCGCTGGAGGGAAGTCTGAAAGTTTCCCAGCAGCTCCACTTCAACCCCGTGTTCAGCATGGAAGGCTGCGTAAAGAACTTCTTCTTCCGTCATGGATTGCTCTCGAAAAAAGAGGGGAAGCATTATCGGTGCTCCCCCTCTAGGTGTGGTAGGATTGTGCCAGTCTCGTTCCTACCTGACGAGCCCGAGAGGAAAAGGGGAGGAAACCCCTCGGGAATTACGCCGCTTCGTCGAACAGGTCGGAGATAAGATCACCGGCCATCTTGCGAGACGACTCGACACGACGAGCAGCCTCTTCACGAATTTCCGGCTTATGCTGGATGACCTTCGAAACGTATTCCGCGATCTGCTCGGCAGAATAATCCGCCGGATTGCCGCCCTTGTTACGGATCGCAGCGAGAACCTGCTGCTTCGCAATCTTCTGCGCTTCCTTTGTGATCGGGTCAACGGAGGCGCGCGGAGCACGGACGGCGAAGGAATATGCATCCGCGTAAGCCTGGAACTCGCTCGAAATAGCCTCAACGTCGAGGGGGCTATCGGTCTCCTTGGCGACTTCGGCCAAACGCTTCAGCTTGGCAGTCAGGGCGGTGCGGATGGAGTCCGCAAGGACGTGGTTAAGCTTGTCAGCCTCAACGGCGGTCAGGACATGGCCCTCGGCATACGGCTGGGCGACGTTCACTGAAACATCGTTGGGAAGGGAAAGAACGCGGGTGGACATTTGTAACAATCCTTGGAAAAGGCGCGATGCGCGCCGGGGGATAATCGGGCATCGGCCCTTTGCATACGTATAATTGCGTATCGTTTGTCCCATTGCAACACAAAAAGTGACCTTTCGGGCAAAAAAAGTTAGGACCATGTGGGATTGAATTGCAAATGGTCCTAACCTTGCCGCACGTCACATTTGTTCGAGCTTGATGCGATAACCGAGAGCTGTCGCGCAGTCTTGGAGCAACTGGGCGCTGGAGCGAGTCTTGCCGGTTTCGAGGCGCTGGATGGCAGATAGGGTGTAGCCTGCTGCGTCGGCAAGGTTGGATTGAGTCCAGCATTTAGCCATTCTTGCGGCGCGAATGTCTTTGGCGATAGCAAGTGCCTTGATGGCTTGGCGGGTGTTGCGTTCCGCGGAGCGAAGAGAGAGAAGTCGTTGCCGCTCTCTGGATGTTTCGCGGAGAAGGCAGCCGCAAGATCGGACTGCCCCTCTAGCGACTTGGGGACCGGGAAGCTCCTTTTCTGTGCCACAATCGCACCGGAACGTCCAGATCAGCTGGCCGGATTTATTACGGTGAGTTGTGGGGTAGAGGGCCAGAAGGCGATTGAACTTCTGGCCGGTCATATCGTTGTATTGAGGCATTTTAAATTCCAGGTTTTTGCTTTGCAAGTGCGCGGATGGCGGTGGCGATGGTGCTGGTGGTGAACGGATCAAGGAACAATTCACCACCAATATCGCACGGCAGCATTCCGCTTTCCGCCACCTTCGCCGCTTCCTCCAGCGCGGCGACGCGGCCTGACGAATACACCATTTGGTAAGTGTAGTTCGGCGGCGGCGCCCTGAACTGCGCCCGCACGGCGGCGTCGAGCGCGGCGCGGATGTAGCTCTCCCACTCATCTTTTTGCTCATCTACTTGAAGTTTTTCGAATGCCGCCTCAAGCGCGGCGTCGGTCCAATCAATCATCACTCTTCTCTGTTTCAGCGAGCGCGGCCCTGTTGTGATCCATCACTGATTGAGAAAAACTATGCGCCATTGAAAATCCATCCGCGTCTTCGTTAAGTCCGACCTCATACACGCACACACGAAGCACGTTATCAGTATCTTCCAGCGCCTCCCGCAGCTTCTCCACCTTCCGCTCGGCGGCTTCGGCGCGCACTTGCTGCTTGATGGCGTCGTGATGACGGCGCACATGGTCGGCCTTCGCGTCATCCCTCTCCTGCGTGAGACGCTCGATGGCTTCGGCTGCTTCTGCGAAAAGATGACTGTTCGTCCAAAGGTCGTGGTCATCGTCGATTTCCACGGCGCGCAGCCGCCTCACCAGTTCTTCGTCACTCATGGCTGTCCTCCGTTTCAGCGAGCGCGGCGCGACCGACCACATCAAGAAACCGTTCGGTTTGAGCAGCCCGCGCAGCAGCCCGCGCAGCAGTAACCCCCGCAGCAGCCTCCGCAGCCGACGTAGCCTCCGCAGCAGCCTCCGCAGCAGTCTCCGCAGCCTCCCACGCAGCCCGCGCGGCAGCGGCAGCAGCCGACCACGCAGCAGCCCGATGTTTACAGCGGCGACGACGCGCCAGTCATCGGTGTATTGCAGCGACTGGCGGGCGCACCAGACGGCAAAGAGACGCCACTCTCTCGCATACTGCGGCTCTGCGCAACACGCCCAGAGAGCATCATCAAGACCGTTAATTTCAACAATCCGTGCGTAAGGGAGCGGATCGTCGTCGGCTTGCGCCTTGCCGAGACCGGCGAGCAGCTTGTGCCAGCCTCCATTGCAGGGGGCTTGTGCGCGGATGCGATTAAGCGTCGTGCAGATCATTTGCATTCCTCCGTTTCAGCGAGCGCGGCGCGGGCGCGGTCATATACAAGCCACGCGAGATGTTCCCCTTCGTCCATCGTCCCGCTTGCGTCTGTGACGCCGTTCCTGAAATCCCCGTGATGATGGCAGTCCATCAAGTCTTGCAGCGCCTCCCGCAGCTTCTCGACCTTTCGTTCGGCGCGAAATAGAGCGTCGGCATATCCAGCGGCAATCTTGCTCTCGCGCAGATAATCCTCGCGGCAATCATCCCGCTCCCGCATGAGACGCTCGATGGCGTCTGCGGCTTCAGTATCGCGGATACCTACACGGCCATTTACGTCCGGCGCGCGCAACCGCCGCACCAAATCCTCATCACTCATGGCTGTCCTCCTGTGCGTAAACGACACTGGAGATATGAATACCGTTGAGCGAAGCTGCCACGTAATCGCCTATGAACACATCGAACCACAGGATACCGTAGGTGCCGAGGTTTTGCTCTCGGCATTCAATTCTTGTGACCCCGCTTACTCCAATGTGATAGCTGTCTGGGTATTCGCCTTCACGCATAGGCTCTTGTCCGTAAACGGCTCTGATTTTCCTACCTTCAATCATGGCTGTCCTCCTGCGCGGCGGTGATCATCTCGCGTCATTTCATGCTCCGCAATACCTGCTGTAGTAAATCATGAGACACTCCCCGTATGTCTCATCATATTCCGTGATGATAAATGCGTGAGGCTCAGCGTCCTGCCAATCAACCCACCCATCATCTTGCTCGACGGTGTAGCTTTCTATTTCTGAAAAGGGCCACTCGCTCATTTCACCTCTCCCTCAATCATCGCGCGAAGTTTTTCAGCAAAATCATTCCGTGTGCGACGGCTTTCTATCTCCCAAGCATCCTCGCACGCTCGCGCGCATTCCTCGACAACAACGGCGATAGCCGCGCGCGCCATGGAGTAATAATCCTCATACACCACAAGGTCTGTCATTCCGTCCTGATCTGCGGCGGCAATTGCCTTAGCCACTTTCGCTACAAGATATTCGTGCGTCATTTCACTCTCCCTCAAGCATCGCGCGAAGCTGGCGGAAGCCACGGAAGTTGCGGTGCTGGTGCGGGTCGGCCCAGACGAGCTCGTCGAGATCGTCTATACCTTCTAGGTCATCCGCCTGCGCCACATGTTCGAAAGGTGAGGCGTGGATCGGATCGGCGTTGGCGAGCTTGTCGTAAATCTCGGTCGCGCGTTCCAGAGACATGTCGAAACCATCGACGGTTTTGTAGCTGGTGCTGGCGCAGCGGGCGACGGAGAGCATCTTGGCATACTCAAGGTTCATTGCTGTTCCGTTCAGTGATTTGACGAACGGCAAATGCCACTGGCCCGGTTGCAGCACTTGCACCGTCGCCCCGATCAG